CGGCGTCCGCTCCTGCGTCTGCCGGCTCCGCAAGCGCGGGGTGCTGCCCCCGCCCGCTCGCCAGTACGCCCCATCTTCGCGCCCGCGCGCTGGCGCTCAGAAGGAGGCGATCCGCGCCGCCGTGCTGGCTGACCCGGACATCAGCAGCGCCGCCCTGGCCGCCCGCCTCGGCACCAGTCCAGACACCGTGCGGAGCTGCATCAGCCTCCTGCGCCGCTCCGGCGCCCTGCCGCCCGCCCCCCGTCGCCGCGCCGAACCCGCTCCCCCCGCCGAGCCCCAGCCGCGTGAACCCCAGCTCCAGGAGCGCATCCAGGCCGCCGTGCTGGCCGAGCCTCGGGTCACCAGCACCACGCTGGCCGCGCGCTTCAACACCAGCCCCGCCAGCGTCCGCAGCGCCGTCGGCACCCTCCGCCAGCGGGGTCTGCTGCCTCCGGCGCCCGAACGCCCGCTCGTAGAGCCAGACACCATGCGCGGTCGGCTGCTGCAGCTCATCACCGAACAGCCGGGGATCTCCGCTGTCGGCGCGGCGCCCGCGCTCGGCGTCGGCATCATGGCGATCCACGACGCATCCCACGCCCTCCGCAAGAAAGGGCTGATCCTCCCCAACGATCCGGCGCTGCCGGGTCTCTACCCGCTCTCCTCGAAAGGAGCCGCCATGCCCGCTGAAAAGAAGCCCGCCGACACCGACGCCCGCCTGCAGGAAGCCCTCGCCGCCGAGGAGGCCGCCGGGACGCTGATCGCCGACCTCGCCGACGCCCTGGGCATCGAGACCGACGAGGGCGTGGACGGGGCCGATGTGCTGGTGGTGGTCAGGGCGCAGACGGAGATCGTCAAGCGGCTGATCGAGGAGAAGCAGGGTGCGATGGTGAAGGCGGACCGGCTGGAGCGCGAGGTGAAGGATCTGAAGAGCCGCGTCACCGGCCTGATGGATGAACTCGCCTCCGAGCGGCGCTCCTACAGCGACCTGGAGCGCGACCTCCGGCTCGCTGAGGTTCGGCTGGCCACGGCTACGCCGAACCTCATCGCCGCCGATCTGGAGCGCCGGATCGAGCTGTGGGGCAGCGCGTACCGGCTGGAGCAGGAGGCGGAGAAGCTGCAGCAGCAGCAGAGCGAGACACTGGCATGCGGGATCGTGTTGAGCGCTGACGAGCTGGACAGCGTCGCGGCGCTCCGCCTCGACAGGGCGATGGTGCTGCGGTCGCAGGCGCTGACGGGTGCGGCGTGACCCTCCACCTCTTCCTTTCTCCAGACGGAGTCCACTGGATCGGCTCCTGGCCCGAACTGGATCAGGGAACGGCCCTCACCCTTCACCCCCTCGCCCACGGCTGGCCGTCGATCTGGCGCGAGGCGGCGCCCTGGCTGCTGTCGATCCTGGCCGCCTATGTCGAGAGCCAGGAGCGCGGCCTGGTGCTGACGGAGATCGTGTGCTGCGGGCTGCCGCCTCACATCGTCAACACCCTCAAGCGCGGCGCGTGGCCGGAGGAGCTGGCCCCCTACGTCGATGAATTCCGGCGCCTGCCGATCACCCTGAGCTACGGCAGGATCAGCCGCCGGGAGCGGGCGATGCTGGATCGGTACGCAGAGAGCGCCCCGGCGCAGGATGCGGTGGTGATGGGGATGCTGGGGCTGGGCGCGGTCGGCGCGATGGGGGCGGTATGAGACGCAGGCACGAGCTCGCCATCCTCGCCGCCCGCCTGCTCCTGCTGTGGCGCGGGCCGATCACGGTGCTGACAGCGACAGGGATCACCGGCTGGGTGGCGGTGTCGATGACAGGGGAAGAAGCCCGACGGGCGCAGGAGGTGGATGATGGCTGATGCAGATGACCGCCGCCGGCAGCTCGGAGAGGCCGCGATCCTCTCCCCGACCGATGCAGCCGCGCTGCTGCCGATGCGGCTGGCCGATGCGCTGGCGCTGCTGCGCGAGGAGGGTCTGATCCGGTGCCGTCGAGGACGGCAGGTAGTGATCTGGGGCGATGTGATCCGGTTTTTCCGCGAGCCGGAGCCTGCTGCCAATTCGACCCCGCCCCCGACCCCCGTTAAGCCCATGCCCAGAGCAGACCTGAGACCCAAACGATGAAGCCCAAGCGACCCCGCCCGATCCATGCCGATCCGCTGACCGCCCGGGTTGCGCGAGGGCCTCGCGCAGACGCCCGGTGGTACTGGCGGGCGGATCGGGCGGACGGCTCAGGCGGACGCGAGACCGTCTGGTGCGCCTGGGGTACGGTCGCAGAGATCCAGCGCCGCCTCGGTGCCAGCGTCGCCGCCGGAGAGACCCACCGCCCCGACCCGGCCCCGCGCGCCCACGGTGCGCCGCCCACGGTTCGGGATCTGCTGGAAGTCTGGTGCGGCGGCCAGCAGCAGCGCGCCGACCTGAGCCCCGCCTCGGTGGACTGCTACCTCGTGGCCGCGCGCCGCCTGGTGGCTGACGAGCTGGGCGACGTGGCGCTGCTCGACGTGCGCCGGGCGACTGTCGAGGGCTACCGGGATCGCCAGCTCCGGGCGCGGCGGGCATCGGCGACGGTGCGGCTGGACATGACGATCCTGGGTACGGCGTGGCGATGGGCGATGGAGGAGGGCTGGGTAGCCCGCGCGCTGCCGAGGGTGCGGGTGGTGTCGCGGGGCGGGCGGCTGCGGTACACGCCCAGCCGCGCAGAGATCGGCGCTCTGGCGGCGCAGTCCGATGGCTGGCAGCGGGTGGCGCTGCTGCTGCTGGGAGCCACGGGCTGCCGGATCGGGGAGATCGCGGATCTGTGCTGGGCGCAGGTCGATCTGTCCGGCGCGCGGGTCACCGTCAGCGGCAAGACCGGGGAGCGGGTGGTGCCGCTGGGCGCGGGGATCGTGGCGACCCTGCGCGAGTGGCGCATGCAGCAGCCCGGTGAGCGCGTGTGGCCTGCGGTGTCCGCCGGGCAGGGTCTGCGGCTCGCGCTGCGGCAGGGCTGCCGCGACCTGGGGATCGCGCACGTCACCCCGCACGGGCTGAGGCGGGCTGCCGTCGATGCCCTCTACCAGAGCGGGGCCGACGTCGGCGCTGCCGCGCAGATCCTCGGTCACTCCGCCGCCACCGCGCTGCGGCACTACCGGCGGGCATCGGCGGCTGACCTCGTGCGGGCAGTCGAGCGGGCGGGGCTGGGCGGTGAAAATGGCAGCCTGTCACAGCATCCTGTCACAACGCGCACTTACCGGCGTTTGTCCGAGGGGTCGCAAGGTATGACAGAGACTGAAATAGATGTCAACGTCAAGGGACAACGCCGATAGTTTTTTCGGGTCAACTTCCCCGCGCTGCCCGACCCGGCCACGGGCTGTCACAGGGGGAGGCGGCCGGGCCGGGAGGATCTGCGACGGGCTACAATAGAGGCATGGCCACGCCCGACCATGACCCCGGCACCGACCCCCGCGCGCAGGGCAGAGACGCCGCCGACAGGGCAGGTCAGCTTGTTCTGGCGGGTACCGGGCTGAATACCGGCCCGGACAATGCCGCCTCGCGGGCTGCATCATCGCCGCCAGAGAGTAGGCAACGATGCCACGCCCGCAGACGAGACAGGGCTACCCCTTGCTGCCGGGATCTGACGGTCGGCAGGCTGGAGCCGGACCCGTAGACTCCGCCGGAGCTGGAGATGGAAACATCAGGCTCATTGATCATGGTGTCTCCGTTGGTGGCAGAGGAGCGCCGAGGCTAACGCGCCCCGCGACGATAGCGAGGACATGGTCGGCGCCGAGATAGACCGAGGCGCCGATCAGCAGGGCGACGGCGATCAAGGACAGCAGGGCGACGGTGCCGATAGTGCTGGCGGTCGCTCGGTCGATCAAGCGGAGGATGACGCCCCATATCGAGGTATTGCCGAGGTTCAGCGCGTCAAGGATGCGCTGCTGTGTGGCTTCGATGCGGTCAAGGCGGGTAGTCAGCCCTTCTTGCCGCCTGCTGCTCTCCGCCTCATGGTCAAGCAGCGCCTCCACCGTCTGCTCATGTAGGTTGTCCCGTTCGCGCTGGGTCAGGCTTGACGTTGGCGCCATTAGCTCACCCCGATCAGAGCATACGAGAACGTCTGCCCGTAGACTGCCGCACTCTTGAGGATCAGATCCCACAGCGCATCCCAATCCGCCCGCGCCGCCACCACCTGGCAGCCCGCGCTCCACTTGTCCACCACCGTCGAAGCCGTCCCCGCGTGGTGGAGGTTGATCCCGCCCGCGTCCCCGTGCTCCTGCCCGCCGTACCGGGGAGCGCCGTCCTTGTCCCCGTCGCGCCAGACCGGCGGGGGTGGGCGGCTGGTGTTCTGCGTCAACGCCGGGTACTCCCCCTTGTGCTTCCCGATCCGCCACACCGCCGGATACCAGCGGTCGTGAACCATGATCGCCGTCCCGTTGACGCGGCCGGGGCTGCGGAGGTGGTAGCCGCCGGGGTCGGTCGTCGCCGGGAAGGCGCGCACGATCCAGGCGCCGTCCGGTTGCTGATACAGCGCGCAGATCAGATCGTCGAAGCGGTCCGGCGTGCCGGGGAGGGCGCGAAGGCCGATGAGGTTGAGGTTGATGCCGGGGCGTGCCGGGTCGTACCGGAAAGGGGTGCGACCGAGGCGGGTCTGGAGCAGGTCGATCAGTTCGGCGGGAGAGGGAACGTTCATAGCGGCTCCTGTGAGTAGCCCTCGACAAAGATTGAAGAAGGGGGCGCCCCCTGCCAATCCATCATCGACGCCGACCCCGCCACCCCGATCCGCCAGCAGTCCACGACCGCATCCGGCGGGACGCGGCGGGTGATGACCGTCTCCTCCGCGCTGTGGCGCCAGATGACGACGGTGTTGATCGGGGGCGGGATAGAGAGGTCAGTCGGCATCAGGCAGCCCAGGAAGGTGTGATGGTCATTCTGAAATAGTTGAATCGCCAGCTTCTATTTGTTGAAGCTGCCAGCCGGTATAATGACATGATCGCCAGCAGATCAACGGTGCTGCGGGGCATCGTGGTAGATGTGGTGGTTGTCGATGCGCCAGTGAAGTTGGACGCCGCCGCTGAGGCTGTGCTCCCCCTGCCGATCTTGATGGAGATCGAAGATGGCACCCCAGCAGCAGCTGTAAATGTCATCTGCACCATGTAATAGTAAGACGGGGTGACGGCGACACCGGTATCTGTGTCGGTGCCGGTGGTGTTGTCCTTCGTGAACAGCTTGAAATTCGCCGTCGTGACATCCCACCGGAGCGCCGCGATGTCGCCCGCCGGGTTTGCCGTCGCCAGCGTGGTCGCACTGGACAGGCCCATGAAGCCGTGCTGCGTGCTGGTGGTGGTGTCGCTGCCGAGCCGAAAGTTCCAGTTGAGGACGATGGTTCCCTGATTCGTCCGGTACCCGCCGACGACGTACCAGCGCGCATAAAACGCACTGGCATCCCCGAACTGTGTACAGAAATAATCTACCTCCGACTGCGACGGGGTGAGGATAGCGCCCGTGCTGACCGTCGGGCCGCTGCCGTCGAGGTTGACGTTGGTTCCGGCTTGCGGCAGGACGTACACAAAAATGACGTTCGTGCGGACGCCCTTCACCGCCGCGCCAACCCACGCATCCAGCGTGCCGCTGCCGTCGGCGATGGGAACCGCGTCTGCAGTCGGTGTAGCCGTCGCCGCGATCCCGTCCACCGTCGTCCCGACCCGGCGGAGCAGCTCCCCGTCGTTGATGGTCGCCAGCGTCAGATCCGTCCCGCCCGCCTCGTAGATGCCGACGACGCGCCAAGCCCCGCTGACGACCAACAGATCGCCGACGGATGCCCGCGCCCATGTCGCCGCCGCCGTCGTGTACAGCAGTCCCGCCGCCGTGTCTGCCGCCAGTAACGAGGTTAGCCCGGCGTCGAGTGGCTGATAGGTGGCTGCCGCCGTCGTCGTCGTCAGGTACGCCGACAGGTCGATAGAGAGCGCGCCGCCGGAGAGGGCGAGGGGGGATGTCAGGGTGACGAGGCCAGCGGCGCCGGAGCCATCAAAGCCCGCGATCCGGTTGGCTGTCCCGGTGTATCCGCTGCTCGCCCACAGTCCGCCGCCCCCGCCGCCCCCGCCGCCCCCGGCGCTGATGTCGCTGGCGTTGCCCGCATCGTCCACCAGCCGGAGCCGACGCAGGGTAGCCGAGTAGAACAGCATCACCCGCCCGACAGGAGCTGCGCCGACCTTGCCGGTGATCCGGCGCAGAACCATACCCGGCGTCATGACCATACCTCCCCGGTGAGTGGGTAGACCAGCGCGACGACCTCGACGCGCCCGCTGCCGAAGTCGGGGCTGACCTGCACCACCAGGGCGCGCGTCGCCACCAGCCCCCGCAGCGTCGCCTGCATGCGCCCGCCGATCCGTCGCGTCGAGATGCGGATCAGGTCTCCGGGCGCGAGCTGCGCCGCACGCAGGCCGGAGCAGGTGATCGTGTATCGCTCAGGTACGCGCTGTGTCGCCTCCCACACACGGTTGAGGACGGAGGTTGCCGCGTCGGCTTCGTCGCTGAACAGCAGATCGGCCAGATCGTACTCTGCCCGGTCGATGGCCGGGAGGGTGGCGGGCGCTTCGGTGCCGATGCTCGCGCTGGTGGAGTTCGCGTAGACCGTGACGTTTACGCTCTCCTCTGAAGCATCCTGATCCCAGAGCTCACAGGCGATGCTCTCGATGTCGAGGTCAGTCAGATGGAGGACGTCGGTGCCTGCCGTGCCACCCGGGTTCAACACGCTGATCCCCGTGGAGAGCGCCGCCCGCACCGTCAAGAGTCCCTGCCGCACCGTCAGGAAGAACCCGCCCCGCGCGAGGATGTCGGTGAGCCAGCCGAGGGGATCGGTGATCTGCGCGTCGGCCAGGAACTCCCAATCCATCACGGATCGACTCACCTGGAGGTAGCTGTCGGCGTCGGTGTGGTCGATCCAGGCATCGCGCAGACCGAGACCCCAGGAGATCGGCAGGGTGTCATAGGCCCCGTTGTTGCCCCCGCCCGTGCTGCACAGGATCTTGCGGGCCGCGTTGATCGGGTGCGCCTCGATGTAGAGCAGCGGGTGGACGGCATCCCCGCTGTCGGCGTCGACCGGAGTGGTGCCGTGCCGGTCGGTGCTGGGGCCGCTGATGGTCAGCGATGTCGCGCCCGGCGTGCCTGTCCAGAGCAGGTAGAAGGGCTCGCCCGTCGTCGGCTCGATCTGTACCGCCCCCTTGCCCGCGCTGTCACGCTCGAAGGTTCCGCCCGCGACGATGGAGAGCGTCGCGTCGCCCACCGTCCACGGGCTGTCTACGGTGGTGTCACCGTCGTCGGCGTAGAACAGCGCGAGCTGCCCGGCGGTCAGCGTCGGGCGCGAGCGGAGGGCGGAGAGCAGATCCCGCAGGCTGAGCGTGCCGGTGGCGAGGCTCCGGCGCTCGATCTGCTGTACCTGCCCGATAAAAACCACCTCATAGACCCACTGTCCGCCGCCGACTTCGAGCCCCATCTGGAGGGTGCAGAACGTCCCCCTGGTCACCGACTGGAGCAGCCGCGACAGATCACCGCTCAGCTCGATGTCGCACTGGCCGGTGCTGCTGCTCCATGCGCCCGCTGAGAGCGCGCTGCCGTCGATCCGCACCCCGCGCTCTGCGATGATCGGATCGCCGCTCCCGGCGATGCTGGTGGCGAAGTAGCCGGGGTCTGCCGGGGTGTTGTTGATGCTGGTGGCCCGCAGCACCCACCGCATCATCAGCACGGGCTGATCCAGGGCTGCGAGGAATTGCGCGCCCCAGGCCATCAGGGCAGCCGAGCGGCGTTGCGCACCCGCGCGCTCGCCAGCAGGGTGTCGAGGGTAGGCTGGGCGTCGATGCCGCGCACCGTCGTGTCGGCCAGCCCGAACCGCCCGCCCAGGCCGGAGGTGGTGAGCAGGTGCACGACCGGATCGACCTCCAGCACCAGCTCGACAGAGGCGGTGATCCCGTGGTCGTTGGTGACCAGGGGGGAGCCGAGCTGATCGGCGGGCAGCCTCAGCGCAGGCCAGAACCGGTACCAGCGCCACATCGGCCCGGCCCCGGCGTAGTCGAACACCAGCGTCTGCGAGGCGAGCGTCAGCACCCCGGCGCTGAAGCTGGTGGCGCTCCGCTGCTCGCTGCGCCCGTAGACCGCCTCGGACTCGATCACCACCTGGTCACCGGCAGCGATGGCCGCGAGCGGTTGCCACGCGCTGAAGGCGTTGGTCGGGCTGCCGCACGTCAGCGTCCCGGCCCCCCGGCTCCAGTTCCCCGCGCCGGGGTAGCCGCCGATGGTCTTGGCTCCGTCGGCGCTGAACCCGACCGCCCCGCCCCGCTGCAGGTGGGCGATGACCGGCAGCAGCGAGCGGTGATCGGCAGCCCCGGCGCTGCTCAACAGGTTGAGCCGCTCCCAGGCGAGCCGGACGCGCCGCCTGGTGCCGTAGAACACCCGCGTCATCGCCTGCGCGCCGCTGTAGCTGTCCTCTGCCTGGGGCCGGTCGTCGGCCTCCATCCGGGAGAGCGCGCGGGTCATAACAGTTTTTTCGAGGCTTCCCCCCTCTTTGGGGTACCAATAGAACGTCGGTGACCCCATCACGTCCCCCTGGTCTGTGAGCGCGAGCTGTACCCCAGCAGCTTGCGGTTGAAGTCCCGCATGTCTGCCGCGATGGCCCCGTTCACCGTGAGGTTGCTGGTGTCCTTCTTGCCGTTGAACAGGTCTTTGAGCGCCGCGCCAGTTCGGCCCGCGCTCCCGTTCCGCTGGAAGACGCCCGTGCCATCTTCGTTCTTGAACGGGTTCAACAGGTCGAGAAGACCATCGACGAAGGCTTTCCCCATGTCGATCCAGAAGCGCGGGCTCAGCAGCATCCCGACCGCCTCAATGAGCAGCTTCGGCACCAGCATCAGCAGGCTGCTGACCGTCTTCCCCAGCCCGCCGATCAGTCCCTGGATCAGCTCCGGCAGCGCCTCGCCCAGACTCTCGACGACACCCACCAGGCCATCTGCGAGGCCGGGGATGAGCGAGGTCAGAAGGTTGGTCGCGAAGTCGACCAACGCCGGGATGAACTCCGGCAGGGCGGCGGCCAGCCCTTCGAGCAGCGCCGTGATGTCTCCGGTGATGCCGCCACCGTTGCTGATGTCGATCACCGACTGGATGCCCGCGACGACGGCCCCGCTGATACCGCTGGGGTCAAGCGCGGTCAGCCCCCCGAGGCTGCTGGCGGCAGCGCTGCCACGCTCCATCGCCGCCGTCGCCGCCTGTCCGCGCGTCGTCGCGCCGCCTGCCGCTGCGGCCCCGATGGCGCTTCCGCCGCCGCCTGCCGCGCCCTGCATCAGCGCTTCCTGCGCCGCCAGCGTCTGCTCGATGGTGAGCCGGTACCGGTCCATCCCGACCGCCAGATCCGCGAGCAGCATCTGGAAGTCCCGCTGTCCGCTGGCCTGCTTCAGCCTGTCATAGAACTCGGTCAGGAATTCGATCTGCGGGGACTCGCGCGCCTGGAAGGTCGTTGCGAACTCTGCCGCGCTGTCCGCCATCAGGCGGCTCCGTGCTTCGGCCAGCGCATCGGTCGCCGCCGCCGCGTCCTTCGTGGCAGCGCTGCCACGCTCCATCGCCGCCGTCGCCGCCTGCTGGGTGCCGATGAAGTCGCGGCCCCGCTCGGTCAGCCCTGCGAGCGTCTCGCTGAGCCCCGTGGCCGCGCTGGTGCCGAGGATCATCTCGACGGTCGCGCTCGCCATGTCGCTCTGCATCGAGAGCAGCGCGTCTGCGGCCTCGCGGGCTGGAGCGGGCAGCTTGACCCCGACCGTATCGGCCAGCAGCAGCATCGCGCGCACCAGCTCCTGCAGCGGCACGATGGGGAGCGTCAGCGCCTTGTAGAACCCGGTGAGGATGAACTCGGTCAGCGACCGGAACACGTCTTCCCCGGCGGTCAGAACCTCAACCAGATCCAGCGTGGCCAGCGCCAGCCCGACCGTGAACGACGCGATCTGCTCGATGGCCGGAGCCGCAGCGCCGCCGACGACGACGGCCATCTTCGCGGCGATGCTCACCAGCGCGTCGATGGCTGCGTTGGCTGCCTCGATGCTGGCGATGGTGGCGGGCGGAACCGACGGGTAGAAGTCGCTCCCGATCCGCTGGAAGCCCTCCAGGGAGGCCAGCGCGTCGTCGGCTACCAGTGTGGCCGCGCCCAGGCTGCCCGCCGCCAGCGCAGCCGACGCCGCCACCGACAGCAGAACCGCCGCCATCCCGCCCAGCCCCGCCACAACAGCGCCGCCCCCGGTCGCGCTGAGGCTCGACAGCGCCGACGCCGCCCCGCCGATGCGCCCGCCCGCTGCCGATGCGGACGCGCCGGTCTTGTCGAGGGCGTTGTCGGTGCGCGCGAGCTGCGCGGTCGCATCCCGCGAGGCATCGGCGATGTCATCCAGCGGGCCGCTGGCCGCGTCTCGGACACTCAGGATGACAGTCGCTAAAGCCACTCACACCCCCCCGACATCGACAGTCGCCATCGGCTTTCCTTCCCGGATCTGGCGCTCGATATGAGCGTCCCAGGCGTCGAGACAGGCGAGGTTGATCCGCATCTCCTCAACCGACGCGCGCAGGAGCAGGTGAGGCGGCGTCCCCCACAGGCGAGCCATTCGCGCGATGGGAAGCACCCAGCCGGATGCCACGAAAGGTGGCGAGCTTCGCCCGCGCCACCTCCCCGCCGAAGCTGGCAGTCCGGACGACTGCGGCCAGGTGCTCCATCGCGGCGGGGCCGATGTCCTCCGGGGAGAAATTCCCCGCTGCCGGGTTGCTCTCTGCCGCGCTGACGAGCCTGATCGGCTCCCATGTGGCGGACGCATCGGCCATGTCGCGGGCATCGACGAGGGCGGCCCCGACGATGGCCGTGTTGAAGTCGCGGATACGCTGCTGCACCGCCGGGTCGGAGAGCTTGCGCGCCATGTCCATCTGTCGGCGCTGCTCCGCCTGCTGGCGCTCCGCCTCCGGCCACTCCTTCTCTGCCTCTGCTTGCGCCCGATCCTCCTGCGAGGGGGGCAACAGGAGGGAGAGCAGACAGAAGTGCTCGGTCAGCAGGTCGCCGCTGGTGATGGGGCGCAGCCGGTAGCAGACAACGCCGACGGGGTATTCGACCTCGATGAGCGCAGCCTGCCGGATGGTGCTGGCAAGGCCCATCAGCTCACCACTGCCGACGAATTCGCGTTGGTCAGGGTGACGAGCAGCCCGTGGTCGGTGCCGTCGCCCAGGCCGCGCCACACCACCTTCTGCTTGATGACGCCGAAGGCAGAGATCGGGTCGGAGTAGCTGAAGATCACCGCGTTGTGCAGCACGATGGCGAGGCTGCGCGTGCTGTCGGTGAAGGTGATCGTCACGTCGCCCTGCGTCGAGGCCAGAGAGGCGGTGAACAGCGCGTCAGAGCGCGCCACCAGCTCGGCCTCGATCTCAATCGTCTGGAAGCCGTTGCGCTGGGGCTCTGAGGAGTACAGGGAGCCCAGCTCCGGCAGCGGCGTGAGGTTGTTGTCGACGCGCAGGGTGAAGGCGGAGAGCGTGTAGCTGGCGCTGTCAAAGGACAGTTGCCCCGCGTGCTTGTGGGTGATCGGGTAGAGCGTCGCCATCGCGGGCGGGCTGTCGCTGCCTCGCGCGCTGCCGCCCATCCCGATGATGCTCATGCGGCAGGCCATCACCTGCCCGGGCGCCACGCTGAGCTCGAAGCTGCTGATCTTGCAGCCGAGCAGCTCCTCGTCGCCCAGCCCGCCACTGCCCCGCTCGACGCAGAGCGACAGGCCCGCCGGGAGCGCCCCGGCCAGGGAGAACGCATGCGCGTATGGCCCGCTGCCGGTGGTGTTGACGGTGCCAAGGGCGTGCTTCAGCCACAGCCCCAGCGCGCTGCCCTGGTAGGCCGCGTTGATCTCCAGGTCGCCGCCGACCCTGCCGACGGTCTCGAAGAAGTCCACCGGGTTGGCAGCAGCCGCGCCGCTCCCCACCAGGTGCGGTACCACGTCCTTCTCGATGGCCCGCTGCAGCGTGGTGCTGACGAGCCGTGCCACGGCTGTCCGGCTGACCTCCGTGCCTGCTGTGGACTCCTCTCCGGCGCTGATGCGCGCGTCCTTGCCGAGCTGTAAGGCCATCGCCTAAACCTCCGAAACGTCTTTGACCCTGACGAGACAGCGCGCCGCGAGCGTGCGTCCCGTCTGCTGGGTCGGGTAGGTGGTGGTGGCCTGCACCACCAGGGTGTAGCTGCTGCCCGTCGCGCCGCCCTGCACGAGCACCTGGACGTAGCGCCCGCCGATCACCCGGACGCTGCTGGCGCTGACCATTCCCGCCTGCGTCGCGCCCGCGAGGGTGACGAAGTAGGTGATCTCATCGAGCTCTTCCCACTGCTCCTGCTGCCCGTCCGGGGTCGTCAGCTGCTGGAGCAGATCGTGGAAGTCGAACCACACCCAGGTGATCTCATCGGCGGCTTTGCTGATGGCGTCACGGGGCCGGGTGTCTCCAGGGCGCTGCGGCACGGCGCTGATGATGCTGATGGGCGCGCCGGGGTAGAGGTAGCCGGTGCGGCTGGCAGCGTAGGTGAACGATGTAGCGCCGCTGGAAGCGCCGGTGATCCCGTAGTACAGCCAGACCTGCCCGACGCAGACCGCCGCCGGATCGTAGTTGTCGATCTGGATGATGCCGTCCCTGGTGGTGCGGTCGAACCCGCTGATGGAGCCGGTCACCTTATAGTTCAGCACCGTCTGCCCGTCGGCGTCGGTGACGCGCAGCTCGTTGCCGCTCGCGTCGATCACGTCCCAGAATTCCGACAACACAGACGGGATGGTGATCTGCACGTCAGAGGCTGTCGCCGCTGCCGTCGCGTCGACCGAGATCGACCGGCGGAACTGAGGCACGGTACTGCCGACCCGGACCCATGCCATCAGGACACCTCGCTCAAGTAGAGGAACTGTGCCGCGCCGACGATGGCCGGCATCCCGCTGCTGCTCATCGCCTCCAGGCGGACGGCGACCTCACACAGCGGAGCCTGGAGCAGCGCGATCCCCGACGGGGCCACTGCCCGGACAGCAGCGCGGATCGAGGTCATCAGATCGAGGCTCGCATTCTCGCGCGCCTCCGGGGTGCTGTCGGTCGCGGCAGCAACACACACCAGATCGAGCGTGAGCCGCGTCTGGTAGCTCGGAAGGTCAGGGCCGAACTCATCGCCGATGTCGCCCACGGCGACCCAGATGACGGGCGGGGATGGCCCCTCCGTCAGCGTTGCCGGGCGGCCGATGACGACCTTCGAGGTCATGCCGGAGATCGCCTGGAGCGCCGTAACCACTGCGTTCCGGATCGTCTGTTCCTGGCTCATGCCGTCACCCCGTCAACGATGATGCGCTGCAGGCGGTCGATGAGCCGGGGCTGCACCGCGTCGAGCGCGGGGCGCAGATAGGGCCGGGCGGGGATCTTCACCGACGGCTTCAGCACGAACCAGATCCGCCCCTCTGCGTCGGCCAGGAGGCCGCCCGCACCGCGCCGGATGAAGTGGAGGCCGCTCTTTCCGCCACCCCGTGCGACGCCCGCGCCGGTCAGGGCGGGGCCGACCGGGATCTTCAGGAAGCGGCCATTCTTGGGGCGGATCGTGCCGCCCTCCTCGTGGATGCGGGCATACGGCACCCGGCCATCAGCAGTCCCGGCCCGCAGCACGATGGAAATATTTCCACCCTCCCCCTCGACTGTCCCGGCGATGGACGCGCGCAGGCGACCGGTGCGGACGTTGAGGGTGGTGGTGGCGTTCTCTTTGGCCTTCGCCTCTGCGTCGAGCGCGGTGGCGACAGCGGCGCGGCGCAGCTCGGCAGGGAGGGTGCGCGCGAGGGCATCGAGGCGGGCGGTGAGGTCGGACGGGCTCATACCGGCACCAGGGCGCGCGGCAGGCGGTACGGCGCTAACAATTGTTTCGTCTCGGCAGGCAGATCGGCGGGCGTGACCAGCCCGACCGACGCGCCGCCGACGCTCTGAGAGGTGAACGAGAGCGTCTGCCGCTTGTCGTAGAGGGCGCGGACGGCGATGCGGGCCGCCTGCTTGAGGTTCTCCGGCACCGTCGCCCAGCCCGCGACGTAGGTGCTCTTGATGGCGCGGCGGGCTGTGGACCACGATCCGTGGCTGGCGTCCCAGTCCAGCTCGACGAGCCCGCGCTCGCCTTCGACCAGAGTGAAGTCACCGGAGGCGACCTGATCGGACGCCCGGTAGCTGCGGTCCTGGCTGTCGTAGATGCTGGTGATGCTCGTCACCGGCCAGACATCCAGCACCAGCAGCCGCTCACCCGGCCCGTCCTGGTACCGGGTGTAGGTGGCGCTCTCCATCGTCGGCGCAGCACCCGCTGATACCGACGGGTAGCCGCACCAGGCCGCCATCGCCGCCCCCACAGCGCTGATCAGCGAGGTCAGCAGCGTGTCCTCCGTGCTCCCAGAAGAGAGCGCGGGGATCATCTGCTTTGCCTCTGAAGTGCTGATCAGTGCCATTGGGCGGTCTCCGGTACGGCGCCAGTACGGCGCGGTGCATCAGGTGAGGTCGCGGATCGGGGTGAGCTGGCAGACGACCTCGTGGTTGTACGCAGGGCCGGTTCCGGTGTTGGCGACCTCGACGGTGATCACGCCGCCAGCATCGATCTCCAGATCCAGCCCGGTGCCAGTGATGGACAGGCCCTTCACCGAGCCGGCCGCCAGGGCGCTGCCGCCGCTGCTGTTCGTGGTGTGCGCGGCCAGCGTCGCCGACGCCTTCTTGATGCTGGTGGTGATGTAGTTGCTGGCGTGCGTCGAGACCGCCGTCTTCGGCAGGATGCTGATCGCGCTGACCCGCACCTTGAACGGGTACGGATTCATGATGTAGTTGGTGTCTGCGGCGTTCGTTCCGCTGACGCCGATCTGGCCTGACTGAGTGTTCATTGGGGTTCCAGGGGAGGGAGGTGGTGCGGGGAGGCGGGGAGCGGGCGGCCAGCGAGACCGCCCGTCAGATCAGAGCCAGTTGTAGCCGTAGGTGACGACCTTGGAGCTGCTGCCGGAGAGCGTCTTGAAGGTGCGGCGCAGGGTGGCCACGAGGTTGAACGCGCCGCGCGTGATGTCCTTGTCGAGCTCCACCAGGGACGCCCGGCGCTGGTAGTGGCTGAACTCCTCGCGGGACACGACCAGCACGCCGCTCTTGGCGCCGGAGCCGGTGTACAGCCCGGTGGTCGCCATGTCCGCCGTGAGCCAGCGGGTCATCACCACAGGCACGCCGCTGATGGCCGCGAGCTGGCCGCGCAGCAGGGTGGCATTCTGTCCGAGCTTGTCCACGGTGAGGACGTTGCTGTCCGTCATCAGCTTCTTGAAGAAGACTTCCGGGGAGACCAGGATCACGGCGTCCATGCTGCCGCGCTCACCGAGGCCGCCCATCAGCTCCTCCATGACCTTCGCGACGGTCTGCCCGGCGCTCTGATCGGTGGTGGTGCTGCGGTCGACGGCGATGCGGCGCAGACCCTTGAAGGCGCGGCGGTGATCGGACGCCCCGCCCAGGCCGGAAGCGCCCCAGCGGCTGCGGGCGTTCCACGTCGCGATCGCATCCTCATGCGTCGCGGTGGAATCGCCGTTCACCATCGCATCCTCGTACCCGTCGCGCAGGGCGCGGGAGAGGCGGCGCTGGATCTCAGGCAGCAGCGGCACGATGCTGTCTTCGGCGGCCGCGTCGTCGATCAGGACGCGCGCCGCAAAGCCCACCGGCTCGATGGTGGTGTTGGCGGTCGTCGGCGTCGAGGCGGTGTACTGCGCGGGGTCGTCGCTGGTGACCTTGCCCTTCAGGTAGGGCCGGATGATGTCGGTGATCGACGGCACCACGATGGGGCCGGGGATGTCCACGACGTTGAAGAGCGCGTCGATCCCGGCAGGCGTGTAGTACTCCTCATAGAGCTGCTGGCTCCAGGTGTCGGGGATCCACTCCGCGCCGCTGCCGGCGGTGTCGCTCATCGACTTCTCGATGGTCTTCTCCAGGGCGCTGCGGATCGAGGCCGGGGCCTTCGCCGCGTGCGACAGGATCTTGGCGTCGAGCACCGGGGTCTCTGCCATCCGGTGACCCTTCGACAGCAGGCGGCGGGCGGTGTGACGCGCCGCGCTGAGGCGGAGCAGATCGACGTGCCACTCATCGCAGGGCGCGCCATCGAGGAGCCCCTCGCGCTCCACTTCGACAGACTTGCCCGCGAAGGTGATGCGCTCGACGCCGCCCTTCAGCGCTACAGAGCCGTCAGCCTTGATGAACTTGGTGACGCTCTCCCCGGTGGGCCGGGCCTCGCGGGCATTGTCGAGCTGACGCTCGGACAGGCGCTGGTACTTGTTCGACAGGTCTTCGATGGCGGCGGCGGTGCGGGGGAGGACAGCCTTGGCCTCCTTGACAAATTCGATCACTTCATTCGGGGTCATCGGGGTGCTCCGGCCAGCCAGGACTCCAGGCTGGTATCAGGGGTAGGGGCAGGGGGGACGGGGGCGGACAGCTCGCGCGCCGCCAGGAGGCGAGGCAGGAGACGGGAGATGATGCGCTCGACGTCCGGCTCGCTGAGGCCGGGAACGGGCGCAGGAGCCGAGCGCTGGGCGAGGGCCTCCTGGTTGGCAGGCACCGCGACGACGGAGATCTCCAGCAGCTCGTTGTCGTAGTAGGCGTAGCCGTAGGGGTTCTCTTTCCCGTCGGCGTAGTAGGGGTCGTCGGCGGGGAACTCGCTGCGGCGGGTGGCGCGGCCGGGGATGAAGCCGACGGAGACCGCCGACAGCAGGCCGTCCTTGACCTTCTGGCCGATGCGCTGGCTCCGCTCGTCAGAGCCCCACTTCACATCGACGACGAGCGCGCCGTCGCGCACCTCGACAGCAGCAGCGCGCCCGACGGTGCTCTCAGCGCTGTAGTCGTGGTCGATCTGGATGACCGGGTTGAGCTTGTAGCTGTCGAGCTTCCAGGAGGCCTGATCCACCACATCGCCGTAGCGGTCAGACGCGGCGGTGCTGGCGATGAACGTCGCGCCGTCGTCGGTCGGCGGGGTCGCCCGCTGTACGAGGAAGAGCCTTCTGACCACGTTCACGCTGACTCCTTCACCACCGGGACGATGGTGCACCTGCAATTCACGCACATCCCCGGAGCCGAGAACTCGCCCGGCCCCGAACCCTTCGCGCCCACATGATCCCCGCCGCCGACCGGCACCACGAACATCTCGCCCAGGTCCACTTCCTGCCCGTCGAGCGCCCGGTGAGCCTCGCGCGTCGAGCCATCGCGGGCAGCCAGCCAGCGGCGGCGGATCGTGGTGCCGCTGGCCTCTCCGGCCGCGCGCCAGGCCGCTGTCGAGCTGGTGGCCGCCGCCCGCGTGGTCTCGGTGCGGGCGATGGCGAGGCTGCGGGCGGGGCCGAACGCGGTCGCGTCCATGATGCGCCCCTGGAGATCGCCGATGGTCGCGCCGCCGGCCAGCCCGTCTGCGAGGATCGCCAGGATGGCATCCCCGGTGGCGAGGTTGATCTGCCCGACCGCCCGGCTGAGCAGGCTCTCCGCCAGCGCGTCGGCGGCGGCCTTGTCGAGCGTCGCGCCGACCTCGCGCGCAGCCCGGCCCCAGGCGACCCGGACGGCCCGCTGCATCGCGTTGCGGGCGATCTCCGCCAGCAGGCTCCGCACGCTGTCAGGGAAGATGGTCGCCAGCACCACGTCGAGGACGTCGCGGCGCAGGCTGCGGGCCTCCAGGCTGGCAAGCCGCTCTGCGATCACCTCTGACTGCCGCTTCAGGGCGCGGCGCATCGACAGCGCCAGTTCCTTCTCGCTCGGCTCGTGCACCTCATCGACCCAGCCGCGCCACACCGCCACCAGCCCGGCCTCGCGCGCCTTCTCCTCATCCTGCCCGTCGAGCTCGCCCTTCAGGGTCTCGATCAGGGACTTCATCTTGTCCCAGCCGAGCTGCCCGACGACGCCCCACTTCATCCAGGCGACGACGCCGCCGATGTTCGAGAGCGTCGGCGACTCCGGGGAGGGCCCGGCGAAGGCGTCGCCGTTGTCGAAGTGGCGGGCGGCCCATGCCTCGCGCTCCATCACCCAGTCGAGGACCGCCTTGGAGCGGTCGCCGCCCTGGTACTTCGTCCAGTACTCGAACGCTTCGCCGCCCCGCTCGGTTCCGCCCGCGCTCCAGATCTCCGGGTACTCTCCCTGGAGCGCCGCGACATAGGCATGCGGCGGGCGGGCGTAGGCGCTGTCGTCGAGGTCGGGCGCGTCCGGGTCGATGGCGCGAGCTGCGCCGCCCAGCCACAGCTCCAGGGAGGGAGAGGCGGCCCGCATCGACAGCACGCGGCCACGCTCACCGACAGCGAGGGACTGCGCCTGCGGCTGCTCATCTGCCGTCTGCACGGGGGCGTCGTCGAAGCCCTCATAGGCGGCGGCTGCGGCAGGATCCGCACCGAGCAGCACCCAGGTCGATACGCGGTCGAGGCGGGCGGTACGCGCCTCCTGCAGCGCGTCCACGCCGCTGAAGTCGTGTCGGACGCTCAACGACGGGTCGAGCCGCTTGGCGATCCGCGTCAGCCCGGCATCGATCTGGCGCGCGAGTCCCTGGAGCCGGTGCCAGTAGATGTTCGACTGCTCGCGGGCCGTCGCGTAGTTGGCGCTGGGCAGCCCGACCCGGGTGGGCGGCACGCCGAACGCAGCCAGCACGGTCTCGCGCGTCAGGGCGCGGGCCTCGCTGAACTCCAGGTCACGCGGCGTGAAGGATGGGAATTCCACCTTCGTGCCTGAAGACAGCACCATCGCGGGGCGGTTCTCGCTGACGATCCGGCCATAGGCGTTGGCGATCTCCTCGCGCACCTCCTTGGGCCACATGTCGCCCTCGGCTGACGGGCTGAACACCGCCGACGGGCGGCCCTGCCGGGCAGTCGTCGCGGCCAGGCGCGCGGCGTTGAGGTCGGCGTTGAGGTCGGCGGTGAGCGCGCGGATCAGCCCCTCTCCGAGCAGTCCCTGGGGTCCGTACTGCCATGCGGTGAGCCGCCAGTGGATCAAGAGATCCACGTCGTAGCCGACAGCCACGCCGCCGGGGGGGCTGTACTCGTAGCCGGCGGGGCCACCGAACGCGCCCGGCACGACGCGGGTGAGCTCGGGATGGAGCAGCGGCAGGCTGTCCGGCAGCCGCCCGGCCTGCCCGACCATCAGCGCGAAGGCGTTGCCGGGGAGCAGCAGGTGGGCGATCAGCGTCGCCATCCACTCGCTCCGGGTCTGCCATGACGTCGGGCGCTCCAGGAGGGCGCGCAGGGCGGGGATGTCTACCACCTCCGACGCCTCCCCATCCCCCCGCACGATCCGCACCGGCAGCCCGGCCAGATCGGTGCTGATGGCATCGACGCAGGCACGCACCCACGGGAATTGCGCGAACGCCGTCAGGCTGGCATGTACGCCGAAGTCGGGGGCGGTCGGCTGGCCCACACCGGCACCGGCAGGTGGAGGCTTCGGTGCCTCCTCCATCAGCCCGGCGGCGCGTAGTATCGAGGTGAACCAGCCCATCTGTACAGAATATGGGGTGCTGGCGGCGGCGCAACGGTCAAATAGGTCAGGACGCCCCGGCACCCCGGACGCGCTTCAGCCAGAGGCACAGGTAGCGCAGCGCGTCGAGGCTGTGGTTGTCCTTGTCCACCGGCACCTCGCGCACCTTATCCGCCCACCGGTAGCCCTCCATCTCCCGGATCAGGTCGGTGCAGCACTCGTGCACCACCAGGCCGGGCATGCCCTCCGCGTCCGGCTCCAGCAGCTCAGCCACCGCGTTGACGCCCTCGCGTATGTCCTTCGGGCTGGCTGCAGTCACGATCCCGCACTCCGCCGCCAGCGTCCGGCGCTGGTCCAGCCCGGCGCTGTCCGCCACCGTCGCCTCGACGACCTCGGCACCGGTCAGTTGCTTGACTTCCAGCCCGTTCTGCCCGGTGGTGTACTGCGTCCGGTAGAAACACCGGTAGATGTGCAGCAGACCCGACGACGGATCGCGCGCCGCCCACAGACAGCAGAACGGATCGCGCACCCCGAAGTCTATGCTACGCCACCTGCGCCACTGGGCTGGCAGCGCTGCCGCCGCGACGACATGTAGATCGCGCCGCCACTGGGGCCAGACGCGCCCTTCGAGCTGTACCCACTCGCCGCGCTCTCTCGCCGCCCGCTCGCCTGCGCCGAACTGGCTGAGCAGCTCGCGCAGGACGTCCGGGGAGACATGCGGGTTATCGGTGCCGAAAATCACCGTTGCAGCGACCGTCGGCTGAGGCACCTTCGCGTACCGCTCATACACCCAGGTCAGACCCATCAGCCCCGGAGTAAACGTGATGAGCGCGCGTCCGTCGTAGTCTGCGAGGCGCATCAGCAGTTCGTTCCACGCTGGCTCGTCGCCCGGCTCCTCATCGCACCACACGGCGTGGATCGCGTCCCCCTGGAAGCCCTCGCGCCCCTGCGCCCAGGCCTTGCAGACGATCTTGCCGCCGTTCGGCAGCACCGCCTGCGCCTCGTTCTCCGCTGTCCAGTTGCGGCAGCGGGTTCCGGCCGGGAGGTAGCGATCCAGCTTGTCGCGGACGTACCGGCGGCTGTCGGGGAAGGTCAGCGAGACCGCCCACACCATGCCCGGCCCCGGCTGGATGTGGCGACCGTCGAGGCCGTTGGCTTCGAGCCATGCGCGGGTGTGCGGGTGATCCCGACCGAGTGCATGCGCGACTGCCCACTGCGCGCCCAGGTCGGTCTTCCCGGCCCGGTTGCCGCCGTTGACCATCGTGATGCGGCGACCGCTCAGCGCGAGCTGCGCCGCCCGTCGCTGGCTGGTGCGCGGCAGCTCCCGATCCCAAAGCCGAGCATGAGCCAGCGGTGCAGTACGTCGCGCATCCCTGCGAGCTCGCGCCCTCGATGCGACAGTCTCGCGCCCTCCGCTCACCGCCGCGACTCTTCGCGCACCGCGACAGCCAGCTCCATCAGCCCGCGCTCTTCGAGGATGAGGGCAGCCTCCTGAAGAATCAGCCGCGCATCCGCCCCGGCGTCGGGCGCGATACGGGCGGTCACCTCGCGCCGCTCGCCCGGCTCCAGGCCGGAGATCCTGGCGAGGATCATCTCGCTCGCCTTCAGCCGGTCCCTGTCCGCCGTCGCCGCGCGCCCGCACTTGTCGCAGGCGGGCGTGCCGCGCAGCACACCGAGCACGGCGCCGATGGCCTCCCCGGCAGCGCCCACGAGCTGCCCGGCTGCCTCTCCGGTGATCTGGTCACGGATACGCTGTATTTCTGACTGGACTTCTTCAGAAGTATCCCATGTTTTTACAGTATCCTGCGCCGCCTTGTAGTGCTTCGACAGAGCAGCGAGGCTCTCCCCCACAGCCCTCCGGCTGGCAAAGTCGGCGGGGATTCTCCTCACCTCTGTCCTTCTCTGTCCTTCTCTTTCCTGATCCGGCGTACCGCCCCCGTCACCGCCGCCAGCGTGGACTCGCGAGGGCCGTCCTGCCGCGCCGCCCGGAGATGGTAGCGCAGCGTCCCCCGCGCCAGCCCAGCCACCTGGGAGACCCGATCCACCGGCAGGTCGCCGATGATGTCAGCCAGCGTCTCAGCCGACCCTCCTGCCGCCCTGGCCCTGTCCTTCAGCGAGGTCATCGGCTCCTCTCCATCTCGATCCGCACCTCCCCGATCTGATCGCCGCACTCCCACCCGACCACGCCGTCCTCCTCGTAGACGTCGAGAGGCCTGCACCCCGCCTCTGTGCAGATCTCCGCCGACGCGACGACGCACCCCGCCCGCACGTCCTCGGCCAGCTCCGGCGCGTGCATCTTCACCAGCCCGACAGCGTGCCGGATCTCCGCCTCGGTGGCCTTCGCGCCACCCCAGACCCGATTGAGCAGCAGCATGACCCTGTCGAGGTCATGCCAGCCAGCAGAGCCGCGCGGGCGCTGATCCCGGCGCTTGTAAAGGTGAGCGATCAGCTCGCTGGCGCTCATGCCGCCCCCATGTGCCGGCGCCAGGCCGGATGCACCGTCGGCGGCCAGCCCGGCGGGATCAGGCAGCGGGCGCAGCTCTCGTAGCCGCCCCAGGGCAGCGGGCGGGTGATGTCGAGGCCGCTCCCGCCACAGACGATGCAGCCGGGGGCGCGCCGCTCGGTCGCCTTATACCGCTCACCCTGGGGGGGTATAAGGAGGGTATAAGGAAATGACCGGCGTTCAACCGATGACCTTATACCCTTATACCCTCTTATACCCTTAGAGAGAGTATGGAGAGGCAGGGACGGCGCAGTGCAGCAACCGGAACCGCAGAACAGGGTATAAGGGTATAAGAACCCGCTTCCAACCTGGATCGAGGAGGGTATAAGGCAGGGTATAAGGAGGGTATAAGGAGGGTATAAGGAGGGTATAAGGCTCACGATTCAACCTCCACTTTCGAGGGATCGGGGACGTAGCAGTTGACCGCTTTTTTGGCGGTTTTGCACCACGCGACCTTGTGCATCCAGCCCACCGCCGCCATGCACGCGCCGAGGCGGGTCTTGTCCGCCTGGGTCTGCATCCCCAGCGGGCGGGAGATCACGTCCGCCAAAAGGCGCGCAGCGGTGATCGCCGTCTCCGGCTCATGGCTGCGCTCGGGCTGGGACAGCCACACGCTCAGAGGCTCCTCCCAGGGGTCGGTCTTGCGAAAGGGGCGCTGCAGCAATTCCAGCTCGGCCTCCTCTTTGGGCGTCAGGTGCCACTGCTCCCCGCTGTCGAGGCGGACGCGCGCCTCGGCCCAGAGCTGATCCCGGTTGGCGCGGATCCAGGCGAGGTCCACGGTGGTAGAGATGACCGGCCAGAAGCGGCGGGCGCCGGTCGGGTCGTTGAGCAGCTCCTTGTCGTTGCAGGTGCCGACGAAGACGCACCGGCGGGGATGCTCCCCGGAGCGCTTCGCGTGCAGTCGCTGGTAACTGTCCACCTTGACGGTGAGGAAGTTCTTGAAGACGTTCCGGTCGACGCGGTTGGCGAGCAGCGGCGTCATCTCCCCGATCTCATGGATCCAGGCATCGCCGAGCTGCTGGAGGCCCCGGATCTCCCCGATGCGGATCTCGGTCTCGTTGAAGAATTCGGCACCGGCGATCGCCTCCATCGCCCGCGTCTTCCCCTTCCCCTGCTTGCCGACGAACACCAGCATGGTGTCCATCTGGCAGCCCGGCCGCAGCGCCCGCGCCGCAGCGCCGATCATCCAGCATGCGCCCATCCGGCTCAGGAGGGGGCCGTCCTCGACGCCCAGGCCGCGTTGCATCCAGGTGTCGAGGCGGGGCGTCCCATCCCACGCCAGCCCCGTCAGGTAGTCGCGCAGGGGGTCGTAGCTGCGCTTCCGCGCCACCAGATCGACCACGCCCGCCGCGACGTCACGGCCCACCTGGATGCCGTAGACCCAGGAGAGCCAGTCGGTGGTGCCAGCGTCGTCGGCGTCGGTGTAGAGCCTGCCGCCCCGCTCGGCCCGCTGCTTCATCTCGTTGAAGCGGAGCGAAGACCAGTGGGGGTCGTTCTCGATCACCACCCGCGCCTGGACGCGCCGGTCGTCGCGGGCGCGCCTGGGGATCTTCTTCAGCGCCGCGATGGTGCCGCTGTCGGGCCGGTCGTCGTCGCCGATGGCCGCCTCTTCCGGGGCTGCCGCCTTCGCCTTCGGCGGAGCCACCAGGGCCGCGATCCGCTTGCCGATCTGCCCGACCGCCGCCATGTCTCCGCGCCCCGCCGCGTCGCGCAGCTCGGCCTGCAGCACCGCGAGCCGCTCGACAGCCACCGCCGCCGCCAGCGCCCGCACCGACGCGGGGATCGCCTCAAGAATCGGGGCGTGCTGCGGCGCGACGCACAGCATCATCAGCGCATCGCTGTGTCCCGGCGCGTTTCTATGCGTCGGCGGCGACATGGCGAGGTGCGCCAGGGCGGTGTTGAGGTCGCTGACCGCGCCCGCCTCGATGCCCTCGGCGAGCCACTCCGCCAGCGCCTCATGCTGCGGGCGACGACAGAGCGCCGGAGACCAGCCCTCCGCCTGCGCGATCGCCAGCCCGGTGCGCCCGTACATCAGCAGCGCGCCGATCATGCCGTGTTCGATCTCGTAGCTGACGGATCTGTCCGTCGGACGCCCTTCATGTGCCATTTGTTACCCCTGCCTGGGAATAGAAATGCGGGAGAGAGGGCGCCGCCCCAGGCAGGACGCCAGCACCGTCTCTCCCGCGAGAGGATTGAAGCTCATCGAACCGCCACCGCGAGGAAGTCCACCCCGCTGCATCGCTCGCCCACGATCAGCAGCTGCTCCGCGCCGAGGCTGCACTCCCCGCGCGCCGCCACCCCGCGCCGCCACCGGTGCCACATCGGCCCGATCTCGCCCCAGGGCAGCCACCAGGCGGCGCTGTCGAGCAGCAGCGCGATCCCGGCGATCAGGTGCGCCCGGCTGGCTGCGTCGAGGTGATCGGCCTGGTGGTCTTTGACCTGCTCCAGCGGCCAGCGGAGCGTGCTTGACCAGCTCTTCAGGTCGCACACCACCGTCTGCCCGCCCCGGCTGATCACCCAGTCGCAGGCGGCAGAGCCGATCACCGTCGCGTTGTAGCCCTTCTGGATGCAGACAGGCGGGTGCTGGCGCAGGCAGTACCACCCATCGCGCCGGTACACCCCGATCTGCTCCTCGGCGACCTGCTCCCAGTCCATGCCGCGATTGGCATGGGAAACCTCAGTTTGCTCAGGGAACAGGGGGATGGCGTTCACGCGGCCACCTGATCGGGAGCGGTCAGAGCCTGCGCGGGCGCGATCACCCGCAGCCCGGCCTCCTCGACGGGGACGCCGTACAGCGCCACCAGCCGGCGCAGCTCGTCGAGCGGGACGCTGTTGCGCTCGTTCTCCCAGAACGAGATCGTGGACTGGATCACGCCGATCTGTTCGGCGGCCTGGGCCTGCGTCAGCCCCGCGCGCTCGCGCCAGCGTCGCAGCCATCCACCAGTGGTGGTCGGGTGGGGTCGGGTGGGGCTTGCCGAACAGGTCATACGCGCATATTAGCCTATGACATGGAGGAACGCAAGCATGTCAGCAGGTATGAGCGACAGCATGACACAGTGGCACACCGAACTCAGGGACATGCGCGTCGCGGCCGGGCTGACGCAGAAGCAGATCGCGTCCGCCATCGGCCTGGACCAGTCATCGATCTCCTCCTACGAGACAGGCAGGCGCTTCCTGCCTACCGATCTGCTCGACAAGTGGGCGGAGGCCTGCGGGGCCACAGTCGAAGTGCGGCGCCCCGACCCGCTGGATCTGGGCATGGGCAGGCTCTCAGCGCTGCATCTCGCAGAGATCCGCCAGATCGCCGAGGTCTGGGTCACGATCCCCGGTGAGACCCGCCGCCGCCTGATCTCGCTCCCCGCTGACCTGCGGAATGAGCTGATCAGTCTGGCGCTCTGCTGGGGCGCCCTCCCCTCCGACACCCGGCGCGCCGTCGTCCTGCTGGCACAAAGCCGATAGTGTAGCCGGCGGACTTACCCCAGACATAGACTCCAGTCGCAGTACCTCGGCTGTGAGAAGATCGTCAGACAGTGTACTCATCGCGTTGATGGCACGGGCGAGCATCGCCGGTCGTTTGTTGCTGAACATGCCAGCCACATAACCCAGATGCCCTGCCGGCATGTTGCGCAATATTGGTATCCACCGATACCGTATGTCAAGACGACGTATTAGTCCTTGACATGAGGGGAGACAGGTCATAGACTAATATCGTCAGGAGGCTTCCGACGATGCACACCCTCTCCCCCCTCTCTCACCTCCACACCACCGACCTGCTGTTCGGCCTGTTGCACGACATCCAGGCCGCCGCCTGCGACTGCGACGACGCCGCCCTCGCTGAGATCGCCATCGACGCCGCGCAGGACATCGCCGACGCGATCCGCGACCAGGGCGAAGCCGAGACCGGGCCGCTCTACGACGACTGCGACGACGACTACGACGACACGCACGAGCTGGACTGCGACGATCTCGCCTCCGCTGATGAGGTGATGTGATGATCCAGCGCATCCCCGGCGGGCGCTACATCATCGGCAACCCGCCCAGCCAGCCCCCTCCCCCCGCCTGCACCGTCTGCAACGACAGCGGGGTGGTGACGTTCCCCGAAGGCGAGATCGCCTGTCTGATGTGCCGCTCCGGGGTGCCGATGTACCGCCCGCGCATGGTCAACATCCCCTGTGAGTCCTGCGGCGTCGGCATCGAGTCTTGCGAGTGTGAGCTGTGAGCCGCGCCCGTGGCCAGGGCGGGCCGAAAGCCGCCCACGACGCGCTGTTCACCGCCGAAGTCCGCCGCGCGTTCTGTGCGCGCCTCCGTGACTTCGGCCTCGACTATGGCAGCGTCGCTGACGAACTGGGCCGCCTCGATCTGCCCCGCCCGCCACGCGCCAGAGCCAGCCGACGGGCGGGGCAGACCGAGGCGGCCCAGCTCGTCGGCGACCGTGCCATAGTCCAGCCCGAAGTCACGGAGGCGCGCACAGAACGCGCGGCGGACTTCGGCGGTGAACAGCGCGTCGTGGGCGGCTTTCGGCCCGCCCTGGCCACGGGCGCGGCTCACAG